CGCGGGTATGGTGAAAAGGTATCACGGCAGCTTCCCAAGCTTTAGTTACGAGTTCGATTCTCGTTACCCGCTCCATCTTATCGCATATATCATTGATAACATTGTGTTTTTTATGATTAACGCAATCAACCCGCCCAAAAACCCGCCAACCTAGAAACGGTGCAATTTTGCGCTGTGTTGCCGTGCTTTTGTTTGTATTGTGGGCGTAAATTTGAAAGGCCGTGCCATGAAACTCAATAAGCGCCAGCAAAAAGCCCTAAAGGGTATCGTATTTGAAAGCCGTTTCTTAGAAGGCGACTTTGCACCAGATGGAACCTTTGGAAGCGGAATGGGCAAAGTGACCTTTGATAGCCTAATAGCGTTGGGACTGATCGAAAGCGGACCAAGCAAGCGACATCACGGGGCATTGGGATACCGCCCTACAGAATTGGGCAAAGAAACCGAGAATTCGCTTTACTGAAAACCCGGTTTCTAATCTCTATTCCTTCCAATCGACAAGATTAAGGGCCATTGCAGGATCAACACCCGCTGTTTTGGCCTCTGCCAGCGCCTTCACAAGCGCCGTAACGGTCCTTGCACGTCCACCGCTATCAAACGCCTGTAGGGGCCGCATAACGTCCAGTGTGACCGTGCTTCCCAGCTTGTCCGTGGGTTCCTCTGCCATGCCCTCAGCCATTGGCTGTAAGGTCCAGCTTGCAAGATGCCGCTGCGCTTCCCTCACCATCGGCCCCGTGGTCGCTTTGTTGTTTAAGCCGGGCAAGATGCCATAGGCAGCGTTGATCTGGTCGCGGGCTTGATCCAGCGTTTTATCAAGCATGGCTTTGGAAAGGTCGGGGGTCAGATCGTTCGCCCGCCAATCTTGCGCGGGGGCTGGACCGCCTGCCGCTTGAACCTGCACCGATTCTCTGACCAGCACCTTACCGCGTGAGCCACGAAAACCCCGCGCAATGTCCGCAAGGTCGGTTTCCGGTGTCTCAGGCATTGGCACGATAGACGATCCCAAAGGCGCGTCACCATAGACCTCGACAAGCGCCCGCTCAATAATCTCTAACAGGTCAGCGGATAGGCTGGACCGCCGCAAGGGGGCCGTCCCATACCACGGCTGGACAGCATCCGCACCAATCCGAAAATGCAAAACCTCGCCAGCAAGGGCCGTGATGGTTTTGCCGCCGCCCAATTCGGGCAAAGTCAAGCGATAGGCCGTTGGACGGGAAAGCCGGGTGGATAAGTCCCACTCGGAAACAGGAATAAGCGTGTCATCAGTGATGTAGAATAGCGCCTCACCACGCAGCGCCAACATGCGCCCCGCGATTGCCAGCGCCCGCCGGGTCAATAGGTCCGTGCCGTCCACGTCAGCGACAGACAGACCATTTTCCCAGAGCGTGACCGCCCCTTGGACCGTGGCCGTCAATTCGGCCCGCCCGCTTGTGCCTGTGATATAGGCCGTTCGGGCTTGGATCATTTGCGCGGTATAGCCAGCGCCAGACGCCGCCCGCGTTTCAGTTTTGCGTTTGAATGGCCACATTATTTCTGCCTCCGATATGGGCGCAGCAGATCAGCCGCCCCGCTGTTTTGAAGCGCACGGGCCGCGTGTGCCGCGCTGCGCTGATAACTTTCTTGAATAGCCCCGCCCATGTTCACCGTGTAACTGGACACGCCCGCACGGTCGTCGTCGCCGTCTGCCATGTATTCAGCAAGGCGTCGGAACGCCTCAGTGACCGCCGCCGGGGGTGTACCACCGCCTACCTGCGCAGTGACCTTGAACACGCTATCAGAGGGCAGGCACAGACCAACGGGGCCGTCTGGCAAGGTGACGGCCACCCAGCCGCCGCTTTCCCACTTTTCAGCCGTTTGGGATGTCATAGGGATCAGCGGGGGTTTCCAGTTTTCACCCTCGCGCCCCTCGACAGTCCAAACCACCCGTCGGGCCGTGTATCGTGTGCGGGTGTAAGCCTCGATCCGTTCCCAAATGATCGCCGCATCAATCCACGTTGCGGGGTCCGACATTCCAGCTGGGCTTGCCGGATAACTTGTTGGCGTTTCCTCAGTCTCTTGCAATAAGTCTGTCATGTCACGCCCTCCACCGTTGGGCCGCATTTGCGCGGGGTTTCACGGCATGGTCAGGCGTCCAGTTCCGTGCCTCAATTTGCGCAGACGGATAAGCGGGCTTTGTCACCGCGCTAATCTCGATCAGGTCAGCAGACCGCACGACGCGCATGATGCCAGCGCCGGAACGCTTCACAATGTCGCCGCCCTGGGGGACGCGAAAGCCGGGGGATATTCCACCCACCAACCCCGCCGCCAAGGTGCCGAGAAAGTCTTGCACATATCCGACAGACCGCATTTCAGGCGCAAGTGTGGCCTCAAATGTCAGCGCGTCGTCGGTATCCTCAAGGGTCAGGGAACCCGCCCCACGGGATGCCAGCGGCTTATTCATGTCGTGATGCACCAGCAAGTGAACGTCACCACCATCGGCAACGGACGCGCCAAACGCCCGCGCTTCAAATACTTCGCTGCGCTTTTCCCGACCATCGCTAAGGACAGTCGGGATTGCATAGGGAAAGCGGCCCCTGAGGACGGTTGACCCGTCCGCAGAGGTACGGACTTCAAGCCCGCCTTTGGAACCGCCCCAGAGCATTATTGGACGCCTGTCAGGACGCGGGTTTGCACCGCACGGCTGATTGTTGTGTCCATTGTGGACAGCGCCGTCAGACGCAGGCCACCGGATTGTGCATCGCTGTAAGGATCGCGGATCAGATCGACCGCACCCCAAAGCCCGACGAACACAGGTGCAACACCGCCCGCCGATGTGGTCAGCAGTGCTTTGCTTTCCAGTGGGTCGCCACCGACGCCGCTAGCAGGCAACGCAGGATCAGGCAAGGCATTGTGTGACATAGAAATGCTACCGACAGCAGCTTTTAGACGATCCCATTCAGTGACCGCCGTGCCGGTGATATAAGCACCATCCATCGTGTCCCAAACCTCAGGGCGGATCAGCAAACGCACGGCACTAGGCCCGGTTGCCGCATTGGCTGTCATAAAGGCAACCACCTGAGAACGGATCGCGGCCCATGTCGCCGCCGCACTCAGGTCAGTTTCTTCAATGCCCCAAGCCGCTGCGCCCGTGAAAACGCCCGTGGGTTCGCCATTGGTGCCAGACCCGTTAAAGATAGCCCGGTCCATTTCTTGCGCCATTGCACCATTCATATCGCGCCGGATCGCTTGCTCAAGTGCCGACCCGCTTTGAAGCAAGGTCTTGCGGGTAATGCGCATTTGAATCCCCAACGTGTTGTCAGGCTTCAAAGGACGGTCAAGTGTGGTGTAAGCAGATGGCCCCGGCACGTTACCCGTTTCCGTTGCCTGCCAGCCCGCTGTGATTGCCGATGTAGTGACAGGGGTTTCTTGCGCCCCGGTGCCGATATTGATCATCTGGACGCCCATCTGCGCCGCAACAGAAGCCGGGAAAAGACGCTCAATCAAAGGACGTGTGGCAATCGGATCAGGTGTACCGCTGGCGATTGTTTCGCCCGCACGGGTTTCAAGCGCCGCATAGGGTACTGGAATCCCGCGATATCCGCCTTGGCTACGCAGTTCTGTGACAATTTCCGCTGTTTGTCCGGATAGAGCGCGACCTTCATCAAGGCTTAAGGCTACTTGGCGCATTTCAAAGCCCGCCATAATTTCATTCCACTCTTTTTCAGAGCGGGTTTCGAGTTCGGCCCCGGCAGTGCTACGCTCTTCATCCTCAGAGATAAGTGCAGCGCGGTATTGGGCTTCCTTGGCGCGGTACTCCGTATCAAGTTCGCCCATCTTGCGGGTTTCGTCCTCAGACGGGGTTTCGATGTTTGCCAATTCAGCAAGGTTTTGGCGGATTTCGGAACGTCGCAGTTCCAGCTTTTTCGATGTCAGCATGATGTATCTCCTATGCTCGACGGGTTGCGCTGCATATCGCGCAGCAGATCGCGCCATTGTTGGCGCTTTGGGGTCAGGGGCTTGTGCCCCACCTCAATTCGGGTTTTGCGCGTGTGACAGGCACCGCACAAAATTTGTAAATTGCTAAGGGTGTAAGCCAGTTCGGGGTGTGTTCGGACGGGCTTGATATGGTCGCACTCAAGCCGCTTGTGAGTGCCACACTGGACACAGGCCCAGCCGTCGCGTTCTAACGCCTGCATCCGCAAAGCCCGCCAACGGGGGCCGCGTGTCACGTTCGCAGAGTGCCGCACATGTTCTTTGCGCTTAGTCATCGCGCACCTGCATTTCCCAGAATATGACCTCCCCCGCAGGGGAAAGCGGTGAAACCCGCCGCACCTCAAATTCGGTGCCGTCAATTAGCAGCTTGTCCGTGGTGACGGGTTCAACGGCCAAACCCTCGACAGACACCAGCACCCTTTGATCGCCCACGTCCAAGAAACCGCCCGCGATAAGCTGCAATTCGATTGCATATGTCGCAGACAGCAGCGTGATGGGGTAAGGCACATCGGGGCCGTCGATCACGTTTCCATAACCATCGTCGGTGCCCTCACCGGGGCGCAGCAATGTTGCCGCCTGCCCATGCTTTTTAATCAGGCGGGATGCAATTTGTGTTAGCCCCATGCCAATCTCCCTTTTGCTTGTGTGGGTGCGCGGCGCATACGGACGCCCTGCGAAACGGCCAGAACGGTTGCCGCAACGGGGTCGATCCGGCCTGTTGAACGTCCAGCCGCCAATTTGTGATTGCCCGCCGGGTCCACCAGCGTGATTGCGTCAGAAAATGCAGAGCGCAGCAACAGTGACGGCATGGTTTTCACCTCGCCCTCAAACACGGCACGGCGCAGACGTTCGCAGTCCTCAGAGCCGTCTTTCCATCCAAATCCGCGCCAGATGAAAGGCACACGATCAAGGCCCGCATCACGCAAAGCCTCGACAAATTCAGCATGGCGGAACCTATCGCCCACGATTGCCGCAGGCGCTTGGCCGTGCAGCTTGTTCACAACGTCAGCCATGAAACGGGCGACAGGCACGGTTGCTTCACCCATTGTCACCAGTTCGCCCCGGTCGCGCATCTCGACATAGCGCCCAGACACGCCGTCAGCCTGCCCACGATCCGCAAGGCCCGGATTGCATGGGAAAGCCCCAACACATTCCAAGCGACCCGTCTCAGGCCAATAAAGCGCCGCCGCTGACATAGACCGCGACCCGCCAAGGTCGATACCTAGAACAACGGGGCCGTCACGCGGGGGCAGATCGTCAGGCGACACCTCGCAGGCAAGCCATTCGTCCACCGTCAGCAGCACAGACCTATCGTCAGAGGCCACACGTTCGTTGCGATTAAGATTGCGGAAACTGGACAACGCAGAGCCGCCCCGCGCAATCGCCCGCCGTGCCTGCGCCACCAGCCATTCAGCAGAGGGACCAATGCCCTCAGACGCGCCGGGATTTGCAATGAGAAGGGAGGCCAGATCGTCCGGCGGCAATCCCGGTTTTGGTCTATGCTCTTGAACGTAGGTTCCGGGGGGTGGTTCGTCGATCCACCTGCTAAAAGTATTGGAATCATCGGGAGCCGATGTTGAGATAATCAGCGCCCGCCCATCCCGCTTGCCCAGACCGGACAGGATAGCGTTTTCCAGCGCATCGCCTTTTTCTCGTTCCCATGCGGCCCGTTCGTCCAAGATTGCCAGTGTGGGCGCACCGCCTAGAATAGACTTGCCGTCAGCCGCGATAACACGGGCCAGACCGCCGCCATTCTCTGAGGTTTCGACTTCCAGCTTAGAGCCGCGCCGGATCGTGAATTGTTCTTGTTCGTCCTCAGGCAAGCCCTCGATGAAGCCTAGAAGAAAACCAAAGGCCGTTTTCGCTTGATCGCGGTTCCGCGCTGCAAAGATGATTTCACGTTTTGGTTGAGGGGCAATTTCGCCCATCAGATGCCCCAGCGCTAAGCCTGCGCTCAAACTCGTCTTTGCGTTACCGCGACCGATCGACAAAACCCCGGCCTCGATACCCTTGGCAAAGGCACCGCGAACAAATTGCTTTTGATACGTCGCCAGCTTTACCCGTTTGCCAGCAAGCCGCCCCTCAGGAACAACCAGCTTAGGCAGGAAACGCAGCGCCGCCGATGCCTCTTTCGATGCCCTATCCATGATCTTTCCCCCGAATTTTTGGGAGAGAGAAAGAAAGAGTCCTATTGTCGGTCCCACCCATGCTTTGGAAAAGGGGCATTGGGACCATTTGAGCCTTAGCCCAGATCGCCGTGACATAACGTGACACCCCATAGGGTGTTGTCACGGTTGTCACGCTTAGATGATCGAAAACAGGACGTGACACGTCACGCTTTGTCACGGTTGTCACGCTATTCATCTGCGCACCTCCAAGCAAAGCCATCAAGGACGCGGACAATCTCTTTCTCTTGTAATGCTTTCCATGCGCGGCCAAACGCTTGACGCTTAGCGCTTGCGTCTGCACCATCCGTCAGGCTGTGCCGATCACAGTATTCCCGCCAATGATCCAAAGACACACACTTGCGGTTAGTCGGGAACGCCTCACCTGCTTTGGTCTCGCCATGATCCGCCAACGCATCACCGAAAGCCTGCATGGCAATCAGTGCTTGGCCCTTCAATCGTGTGACCTTCTTTACAGGTTCGGCAACCTCGACAATGGCAGACGTTACCGGGTCGCCGTCCTCATCATTGCCAATGAACACGCCGCGCAGTGAATAGGCGAACACTGTGCCGGACGGCATATCCCGTTGCTTCTTCGTCTCAGCCATTACAACGGACCCTGAGCGGGTCAATTCAATCTCAGTGTCAATCGCACTTCTTAGGCTACCGCTGCCCCGTGCGCCCTTGCTGGCGTCCTTGCCGCTGTGATGTATGACCATGACGTGCGCACCTGTTTGTGCGCGGATCAGGTCAACATTGCGGATAAACTGCCCCATATCTTTAGCGGTGTTTTCATCACCATCACCCATAGCCCGCGCCAAGGTGTCGATAACTATCAGGGCCGTAGGTTCGGACGTGTTGTTGATTGCCTGCACAATGGCTTCGCCATCAGTTGCGCCGTGCAAGTCGATAGCGACAGGCCACGGCACAAAGTCACCAGCCGTCTCTATCCGCTCAAATATGTCAGGGCGTTCGTTCCGCATTGCGCATATACGGTTTGAAAAACCAGAACCACCCTCAAGCGCCAGATAGTAAACTTGCCCCGGCCACTCTTTTTCACCCATGCCAGCGACGTTGACCCCATGCCACGGCAAGCGAGCGGCAACGTGTAATGCAAGGTCCAGTGCAAAGAAGGTCTTGCCGACGTTGCTTTCACCATAGACCACTGAAGCGGACCCACGATCTAGCCAGCCTTTGACCAAATAGCGCCCGCTCAATATCGGCTTTACCGATTGCAGCGATTGCATTGCGCTTTCCAGATCGCCTGCCCGCGATGCAACACCGGGGCGGATGATCCCATTAGGCAAGTCGTCAAAGCGGTCACGCGGATATTCCGCATTGTGGGCGTCCAGCTGCCCCGCCATGTCTGCAAAATCTCGCATCAAGCTACCTGCCTCCCTTGCACAAACTCAAGGAAAGCCGTTTTGCGCGGGGCTGGCATGGCATTGAAGCTGGCAAGGCAATACGCCTCAAGCGCCTCAGGTTCGGCCATATCAGCCCAGAAAGCCGCCTCATCCATATGATTGAACAGCGGGGCAATCGGTGCGCTTGAGCCTTCGGGCAGGACCGTTTCAGCCACGGCAACAACTTGGTCAGGTGTCAGGGACCGCAGAACGGCCCACGCCATAGCGCCGCGCTCTTGAGGCGTCAGACGCGCAGTCAGCACCACCGTCAGGCCGTGCCAAGCGTCAGCGTCAGTCAGCAGCAGCGAATAGCCCACCGTGCGAGCCACGCGCTTGTAAGCGTCAGGCATGTATTTGCTAAGAGTCTTGCTCATGCCGCCACCCCGCAAAAGTGGCGCAGAATAATTGCTGGCGCTCCGGCCCATTCTGGGCTAAATTCATCGGGAAACTGGACGGTTTCACAAGTAATTTTAACGCCGTTGAACCCTGCAAGGTTCGCGGCGTTTTCTTTTCTCAGAGTGTTCAAATCATACACCCCGCGCCAGTTTGATTTCGTCGTCAGTCAGGTCATTTGACTTGCCGCCGATGCCGACCCATTCAAAAGAATGGCTTTTTTTGAATGGGTC